GTCTGTTGATTATCTTGTTGACAGTATCATCACAGGGATAGGGCGTAAGTCGGTCCTTGTTATGGACAACTTGGGCATATCTGCTGTTGCCCTACAGGATGAAGTTAAGAAAGTAGGTGATTTTGGGGCTGCTGCAGGAAATATCATCCAGCGTGAATTAACCGCAATGGGTGATGTGACAGATACGGCAGCCACATCCATATCACAGCTTGCAACAGCATGGAAGGAATTAAAAACACAAGTTGGGGAGTTTGTTTTAAAGAGCGGGTTAACTGATTTATTAAACGCACTGACAAGAGACTTTGTTGAGGTCAATGATCCTTTTGAAAAATGGAGAGGATTGGACAAGGCAACTGCCGAAGCCCGCAAAGCAGAGGTATTAGAGCAGATAGAATATTTTAAAAAACTTGGTGATGCCGGTAAAGCCTCATATAACTTTTATACAGAAGCCTTAGAAGTTCTCGACGGGATAATAAACAAGACTACGCCTCCGATTGAAAAGGAAGTTGAGACGATAGCATCACTTAACGCACAACTGGCAGAAGAAAAGGCATGGCTTGAACAGATTGACGTAGCAGATAAAAAGGGGTTAGCTACACAATTACAAGTCATTGACGCACTTGAAAAGAGAATAAAAAGCCTCACAACATTAGGGGCGACAAGGGAAGTTAATCCTATGATTGGGAAGGTTGCTGCTCCCGGTGATCTTGCCGGTTCATGGCAGAAGATAACAGCCAATTCAAAAGACGCATGGGATAAGCTGTCAGGAGGACCTGAAGCGGTTACTGCCGTTACTGATATGACCAACGCTTTAATGCTTCAGGGTGAGGCTATCAATATACTAACTAATTCCTTTGATACGCTATTCACATCAACAGAGAATGGATTTCAGAATATGGTTGATACGATGATAGACGGGATGAAGCGGTTAGTAGCGGAATATCTGGCAAAGGCTGTCATATTCGGACTTATAAGGGCTTTATTCCCAGGCTCGGAGTTGGCAGTAATGGCCACGCAGAACCTATGGAATATGGGTATTGGAGGAAAGGCAACGGGCGGACTTGGTGGTTTTCAGAGTCAACCACTAAACGTGAATGTAGTAGGATCAATAAGAGGGAAAGATATAGCACTGGCATTAAGAAGAAATGGCTGAAAGGTATAGGATAGAGTTTTCTGACTTGCAGAAAGTCGAGTGGCGGATCTCAATAGATGACCCGGATCATACGGGGGACTATACTCTATTGAAAGCCACCGGCAACCCGCTTAACATAAGTTACGATAACGAGTCAGATGATGTATTCGATCCGATGCGTCCCTCCCGTGCAAGGTTTGAAGTCTATTCAGAAACGAATTTTGCCCTGCTTGACCTTTACTCTGTCGAGGATATGCACTATCCGGTTAACATCTATTGTAACGAGGCGTTATACTGGACAGGGTATATTGAGACACAGAACTACGAGGAGGTATATGAGCCGGTGCCTTATGCTGTTTCGATAACAGCTACAGACGGGCTTTCAATACTTGAGAACATTCTCTATGCTGATGACATAGCTTATAGTGCCGGGGAGGAAACAATAACCTATTATAACGGGCATGAACTTGAGTCAGCTATCATCCTTGATGTTTTAGCAGAGATAGGGTTTACAGAGTTTAAGGAGTATGTGAATATCTACGAAGATGATATGCTCGCCACGGCTTCGGATAGCCCCTTTGACCAGATAAAGATTGACAGGGATGTGTTTAAGGATTATTATTGTTATGAGGTATTATCTGAGATATTAAGGAAATATAACGCTATCATAAGGCAGAAGGACGGGGTGTTCTGTATTGTAAGACCTGCTGAATTGATTGATGCTACTGTTTACGGCAGGTGGTTCACGGGCGACACGACAAAGACAGCTATCACGTTAAACCCGGATCAGTTCATAAAGAGAAAAAATACACACCCTTCTACTCGCAGAATCCAGGTTCCGGGTGGCAGACTGATGATAACCCCACCGGCTAAAAAGGTATCATCTGTTTTTGACTACGGGTATAAAGAATCATGGCTCGACAACTTTGAACTGTCTGCAAAATATTGGAATGGGGTTGATTTTCAGAACTGGACACGCAGTTCAGGTACCACCGTTGATACTGTTGGTTCTTATGTGGCAGGAATGACCGAAGGGGTTATGATGACAACCGGTAATAATCTTTCTGGACTTCCTTCAATGACAGGGATAGATAAATATATTTCTCAGTCATTTGGAAGTTTAGCTTTAATATCAACTTCCGACCAGTTTTATTTTGAGTTTGATTACCTGACATACAATTACAGCGGAAATGACATATCTTCATTTAATTTCATTCTTATCGTAAAATCTGATGCGGGAGGTTATTACCTGTATAACCTGACAGGGGACGAGAATTTTGCTTATTGGCAAAATAGCTTTACCCCATTAAGTTTTACTGTGGCTGCCCCGAATGGTAACAGCTCTTGGACTACAATTAAAAGGCAGATTAGCGGGTTACCAGTTGGCGGATCATATACCGTTCAGCTTTACGGGGCGCAATCCGGTGTTGACTGTTATATAGCTTTTAAGAATATCCGGTTTTATGTCACATCTGATGAGATAATAGTCAAAAAATACAAGCACAAAGGGCCGTTTCCTAAACTCGCAAGGTGGATATTAAAAACACCGAAATACTACATTTTTAAATACATCGACAATATAGAAGTTACGGAAGATGAGTATGTCGTACATAATGCCATCAACGGAATTAATATGGATTATGACTACAGGCTTGGGGATGTTGTTGACGGCTCGATAGATAATACCATATCGCAGTGCAAAGGTGCGTTGGGTGTGATGAAAAGAGTTAATGGTTACAGGGTTGACACTATCACGTTGACGGGCAGTACCGGGACTTGTAACATAACAGTAGGCGGGCTGTCAGATACGGCTATCTTCTCCATGACGCTATCAATAACCGCACGGGATTTTGTCAGTAATAACGTACTTGCTTTTGACTCAATAGGGATAACTCTCACGTCTGCCGGTAGTCATCTGATATTTACAAGCCAGGTACCGGGTGCTGAGTTTGACGGAGATACTTCATTGCAGAATATATCCGGCAACTTATTCGGTACAATAGCTTATACCACACCTGCTTATTCAGAGACTTTAGAACCTTCAGATAAATGGAACTTCCGGGGGGAGTCGAATTATAAACCCCTTTTGCATCACATAGCTGATGAGATAGCCTTAGAGTACAGCAAACCCCGGCAGCTTATTCAAATGCCACTACTGGAAACGGCTCAGGGCGGGCAGATAGATGTGATAGGCAATTTTCAGGATGACATCAATACTTCAGGCGGAGAAACGAGGGTATTCGTTCTTAACAGGGCTGAGTTTGATGTTCGCAGGAGACGGTGGGAAGCTGACCTGCACGAGATAGGCACAAGAACGGCAGAAGCGGAAGATGGCGAAGGCGGAAGCACCACGGCAGACAGCACGGTAATAACAGTTGATGATAACACAATAACGGTTGATACGATATGAAGAAATTACTTTTTTTACTTGTAATAATCACGGCTTGTCAGAGGGATATAGTACCCGTTAAGAGCAGGTCGGCAAGCGTAAGCCTTACTGATGTTAATATAGGCACGACAGCCAATGACGGGACGGGAGACCCTCTTAGGACGGCTTTTCAAAAGGTCAATGCGAACAACGCTTTGATTGAAGCAGCTTTTGCTACTGTTAGCACGACAACAGAGGTAAGGGGTATAGTTAATGATTCGCTCGATGCTTTGAAAGCTGCTGCATTACCAGCAACTTCATATTTTTGGGAGAAAGTTGACACGGTAGGCGGTTCCGGCGAAGACGTATTAGTAACAGCAACGGGCCTTGCTGATGCTATTGCAGAAGTTGAAGTCGGCGGTACTTCAACAGGTATTACTAAATCACTTGAATTTATTGTCGGTACTACCGAAGGCGCCCCGGGAAATGGTGACTCAACGGTATATCATACGGCTTTCGTGGATAAACATACCTACGTTTACAGGGGGACAACGGCTGACTTGCACCGGCAACATTATAACGCAACAGCGAGAAACGGGATTACCGGGTACAGGATGAGCAACGATACTGTAATCGTAAGACCGGCCTTCTCTACGGGCGACAGGGTGGCTATTCAACCTATAGATAGTATTGAATTTCTCACTTTCAGGACCAACTCACTTCTCAACGGATTAATGGCCTATTGGAAACTTGATGATTCCGGCAGTACTGCTGAAGATGCTCACTCGACAAATGATGGGACCATAAGCGCAGGGGTAACAACTGGCGAAACGGGGGTAATAGGTGACGCATTTAAGTTTAACGGTACTTCCTCTAATGTGTCCTTTGGAACGGCCTGCAGACCCACAACTGGACTTTCAATAAGCCTCTGGTTTAATATAGCTAACATAACCTCAGGTGGTGATCAGTGGTTCGTCGGTAATGGGGTTTACTCAACTAACTGGTGCGGATATTGGGTATCTATTAACACAACAGGAAATATTAATTTCAGGCTTGGGACAAACACAGCAACATTACTGGATAAGACTTATGAATCAGGATTAGATGATGGGACATGGCATCATGTAGCTTGTACGTGGGATGGTACAAATGCTTATATATATGTTGATAATGTCAAGTCAACAGCTACGGCCTACTCAACTGATATTGTTTAC